GGCTTCTGATCTGAATTTATCTACATCCGTTATTTGATTCAAGAAGTATTGTTCCAGTAATGAATGGAACTGAGTACCCCTTGTGGTTGAGCGTTTAGTTATACGATTCGCTTCTTCGTTACCTACACGTTTTCTCCACTCGTATATGGCCTCTTTTCCTCGTATTGATAGTATTGTTGTTATTGACGGATATGTATTTCCTTGTTCGTTTACGTAATGTCTTTCTCCTGCAATATTTTGTCTACTTAATTTTGGTATTCCTAGTACTTCGATATGTTCATATTTTTTTAGTATCACCTTATTATTCCTTCTTTGTATTCGACCTTACCAGCCACTTTCATTGCAGTCATACACTTTTTACGATTCTCCATGAGATTGTAACTACAGTGTACCCAGCCGCTGTTTGGGTCTTTTCCATCATAAAATTCTAGAATCAGTTGGTCGAATTCTAGATTGTCACGAATCCATTCTGCAAGGTCTGGATTCGGAATTTTAAAACTTTCAAAATCTGCCGCTTGTCCATGACAATGTTGACTCCTATCAGAACCACCCACTGCCTTATTCAAGTCTGGAGACCTGTAGCCTGAATTGACTGTAATGACTCCAAACTCATCTCGACATGGTTGAAGAATGTGAATTGCCAAATGAGTCAAATTTACCAAATGAGTTAAATCAGATGGTGTATTATCAATACCCATCCTCATAGCAGTAGAACTTTTTGTGAGTTCTATCAGATTGAAATTTGGTGATAATTTAATCGGCATTTGACTCCTTCTTCTTTCTTGGTTTTTTAGGTTTCTTAGTTGCTGGTTTCTCAGCAGGTTTCTTAGTAGCTCGTTTCTTTGGAGCTTTCTTTACTTCTGTTTCCTTAGTTTCTTCTGAAACTTTTGGTTTACGCTTTCTAGGCGCCCTTTGTTTCTTTGGTTCTGGTTCTGACTTAACATCTGGTGTCTTTTCCAAAGTCTTCTTGACAGCTTCTTCTAAGACTTCATCCGTTGTAGTGTGAACTTTTGGTTGTGTTTTTTCAACCTCTACAGGTTTCTCTTTTAAGTCACCCCAAAACCAACCCATGAATTTTTTCCAAATACTCATAAATCATTCAATATTCTCAAAGGAGAAGTTACTTTGTATGGATCATCATCTAACCCCAATTGGTTTTTTCCTTCTTCAATCCACATCTTCTCGACCTCTCCGCCGTTAATAAGAGCTGCATACCTCCAACTTCTATATCCAAAACCTTGAGCTGGTTTGTACACTAGCATATCCATTCCTTCGGTGAACTTACCATCACCATCTGGAAGTAATTTTACCTTTTCAATACCTAGTTCTTTACCCCAGGCATTCATCACAAACGCATCATTGACACACATACAATAGACTTCATCAATACCTTTTTCAATGAATCGGTCATACAAGTCTTCCAAACTTGGAAGTTGACGATTGCTTCATATGGGTGTAAATGCGCCAGGGATGGAAAACAACATAACTTTTTTACCACCAAAGAAATCTAACGTAGTTTTATCTTCCCAGAAGTAATCTCCGTTTTCATCTTTAGCTCTGCACTTGAATACCTTCTCTGGAATTCTCAATCTGCATCTCCTAAGTGAGTGTTATATTTTTGCACGATGTATGAACGAACAAGTCCACTACGGACTATATCCCCAATGTCAAACTCACAGGAATAAAATTCTTTCATTCCATCAATTATTTTCATAAAGTTTCCAAGGCCTTCTTTCTCTCGTTCCTTGGTTAAATCTGATTGGTCAAAGTCACCACAAAACATAATTTTAGAGTCTTGACCAACTCTCGTCATGATGGTATCAAGCTCATGAAAATTGAGATTCTGACACTCATCAACAATGATGATTGCATTGTCCAAAGTAATTCCTCTCAGGAACGATGTGGACAGAAACATCAAAGAACCTTGTTGTCTCAGTCTGTCATAAAGAAAATCAAACTGGTCTGGTGTAGGCATTTTAAACATGAACCTTACCATATTATCATACGGAACTTGATACAATGCAGACTTATCTTCCTCATCCCCAGGCAGAAATCCAATCTCTCTGGTTGAGATTAAAGACCTAACGACATATACACAATTGTATGCAGTTTTAGGGTCTAGGACTTCTTTTAATGCATGATATAAGGTAACAAAAGTTTTACCTGTTCCAGCTGAACCATACAGAAATAAACATTTACCTTTCTTGTATTCCTTTATTACTTCTGTCTGATTCTTGGTGATACCTTTGATATCAACCATATCATCAAGTTTTATTGTGTGTTTTTTACTCATACGTCTAAAGTACTGCCTGGGTTGTTTCTTTTTATTTCTTTTAAGCGGTCTTTCCACCCATCGGAAGTATGTCTTTGCCATCCATCCCTCATTGAAATCATAGAGGGAGTTTGAGGAATCAATCTGATTTCATCAAAACAAACTCTACATGGAACTTTAAGTGGTTTCTCACGTTCAGCTATTTTGTGGGTCTCTTCCCAAGAACTACCACAACCTTTACATTCATATTGATACGTTGGCATAATATTATCACCTGTTCATGTTATGCAGCCAAGAACCACTCTGGTTCTTGATTGTTTTTCCAAGTTGCAAATCTCTTCTTCTCTAATATATAGTAGTTTCTGTATGCTTCTACAGTATCGGGTTTCTTACAATAATCAGGCATACATTGTGGCGGGTCAACCCATCCATTATCCTTGATGTTCTTTGGTGGAAACTTTAGAATATCATTGAGTTTTTCCCATGACTTATGAACTTTCCCATATCGAATACCATACTCGATGTTCAACTTTCTGAACAATCGAAACAACCATTTGTAATGTTGTTTCGATGAACGTGTCCAGATTGTTGATGGATGGTTTTTATGTGCAATCTTATATACATTAGGATTTGCATCATCACCATCAAGAACTCTATGTGCAGTAGACAATAACTGAGCATATTCCAGTATCATCTTGACACAATGTTTATCACAGTGCATTTCTGCAGCTGTTTGAGGATTAGGATGTAGGTAAAATATATTCACGATTTACTTATAGAAAATGTGGTCTCCAATTCTTCCAACCACTGGATAAACCTTTGACCATCTTGGACTTACAGCATAGGTATGATAATACCTTGCGCCTTCAGTAATGTCAAGTCCTTTCGTCTTGATTGCATTATAAGATTCAATTGCAAGATATGCAATCTCATCTGCCTCTTTGTAGGCTCGTTTGTTTTTTACATCATCATTTTTTCCGTCACAATACCAACTGAATTGGCATCTGTCACGTTTAGGATGACCACTTGGCCAATGAATACCTTGATAGACAACTTTACAAATCGTGTTTGGAAATTGTTTATCATGTACTCTATTCAAAGTAACCATTGCGACAGCAAACTGTCCTGCAAATGGTTCGTTTCTCGCTTCGAAATATATGTTTCTTGCAAGACACTCTCTTTGTTTTGCTGCTTCCATAGCAATAGTTTTATAGTTCCATTTTGGAACCATATTAACATTGACATTTGCATCTGCGACTGGCTCTGCAAATATCGTCAAAGAAAATAACAAAACAATGCTTATGAAAATATGTTTCATATAACCTTGTTCTCCATGATCCTCAATCTCTATGATTATTGTAGGGAACATACTATAATTCACTTCGGCGGATCGTTTAACCGAAATACATTGCTAAATTTTGAGGGGGGATTTTTAAAATAAGGCTAGGTTGCCGTACTCACATCCCCGACTCTGGTTTTGCATTTTGACTCCCTATAAAAAGACTGTATTATATTTATACTCTCACATAATCATCATTCCACCCAAACGCTTCCTTAACTACGGCAGAAGAAAATCCTTTGTATACTTGATGTAACTTCTTGTCTTTAGTATTGATAAGAAGTTCAGCTTCATTCTGATGAAGACCTTCAAGTAATTGAACAAACATCATTTCTCTACGTGTGTTTTGTAGAGAGTCATTTCCACCTTTAATATAATGGTATAACTTAGTATGTTCTGTACTAAGTTTACTATGTTCTGTACCCTCTGGAGCTTCATTGGGAACATATGGTGGTGCGCCCTCTGGTAACATTGATTCTATTGCAGGGTCAAAAGACCATTTGCAAATAGACCTCAGTGCAGGGGAATCATTTTCTTTTAGAATCTTGATTTTTTGTGCCTTTGTCTTGGCATTATGCACTTTTTGTAAAACTTCAGACAAAAGTGGATTATATGTTTTTACTGTCATTAGAAATCTCCTACTGTTTCAATTAAATTATTTAATCGTTTCTCAACGAAAAAGTTCAAGAGATTAGTTCTTGAACCCTTTGGTTCTTTCTGATACTCATTCCAAATGAGGTCAGACAACTCCTTTGGAGTATGTTTCAAGTCAATCAACTTCTCATTTCTATGGAAGTTTCTGATTTCCGTATCTGTTCTGCCATTCAACTCAGCGTTGTGAAGAACAAAATTATCTATGTATTTTTTGGTGATAGGTTTCTGTCTAAC